GGGGCAGCCAGTGGCGGCGCAGGATCAGCATCCGGGTAAGGTCATTGCGATCAATGGCCCCCAGATGGCTTTTTATTTTTTTACGGTGATTTCCACTTCCGGCACAAACTCGTTATTCACGGCTGTTGCCAGGCTGGCCGGCATTCCTGGTTTTTCCAGCAACTGGTTCAGCAGATCGCGGTGCTCTTTAATCACGATACGGCGCAGGTAGTTTTTCAGCGGCGCGATTTTGTTATCCGGCATGAAGTCGTTCTGCAGGTCGTTGTAGGCTTTTACGGTCGGGATAAACGCCAGTTCATGCTCGCCGACCTGTAAAGTGATGGTGTTCTCTGCGGTAGTCTGGGTGTTTTTATCGTTCATCATCATTTCCTTTTAAAGTCAAGAATAAGAGGGCTTAATAAGCCTGCAGGAAGGCTTATTAAGCGTAAAATCAGCGCACGCCGTCGTGCTCAAGGCTGAAATGATTGCCATCCGGGCGGTTTTTAAAACGACCGCCCCATGCGCCACCAATGGATTCCCAGTACTCGCCCAGCTCGCGGTAGGCCTCTGTGCGGGTCTGATATTCACCGTTAATAAACAGATTAAAATCCACGGCCAGCCGCTGGCAGTGCAGGCTGTTGGCAATGCCGGATCCCTTTTGTGCGTTGAGTTTTGCCTGTTCTGGCGTGCGGTACGCCTCACCGAACGTCAGGCCATAACCGCGCTGATGGGCAAACTGGATGAGTTTTCCGATCATGACGGTAAATTGTTGTTGCTTATCGGAGAGTTTCATTTTTGCTCCTTATGAGGTTGCTGAGGTTTGCGCAGCCAGTACCACAGTGCCCGGATAATTTTCCAGGCAATAGCGGCAGCTTTTTGTTCCCTGCGGGACAGCATTGCTGTTACTCCTCTTTGTTCTCTTTCTCGCCCAGCTTCCGGCGCATATGACGCAGGAAGATTTCAACAATCTGGTAACCGGCAACGCCCATTGCGGTGCCTGCGCCGGCAATGGCCAGTGGGTCAAGGTTCGGGTAGCGAACCAGCAGGGCAGCGGCAGAAACACCCAGCGCGCTCCCCAGCAGGGTTCGGCCCACAAACAACCGCAACGTAATCGGCTCTGCGCCAGCCAGCACCCGACTTGCGGCAGCGATTCCGCCCAGAATGCCCAGGGTGATAATGGTGCGCTCATGCTCCTGCATGGTTCACCCCATCAGTCCGCGCACGTCGTTCTCTGAGAGAACGGGCACGCCGTTGATACGCACAAAGTCAGGGCTTGCCACCACGTACTTGATTTTGTGCGTGGTCAGATCTGCGCTTTCGGTGTCAATGCTTAACAGGCCGGAAAGCATCAGCTCACAACCGAAGGCTTCGACGCGGATTTCTTCAGTGCCCGTGTTGGCGTAAAACACAAAATCCATTGGCGGCAGATCGCGCCACGATCCCGCCTGAGCAGCCACTTCCCCGAGCTGGTTAAAGCTGCGGGTACTCATTTCGATTTCACCTTCGGCACTGACAGGTCCACGCAGTTTACCGTCAGGGATGCCACGGGTTTTGGCAACGGCGCTTTCATCGCTGATGTCCAGTGAGATGCTTTTCACATGGATATCCGTTCCACCGATAAAGGTGTCAAACGCCATGCCGTTAATGCGGGTCGTCATGCGTTTTCCTCCAGAGATTTATCCAGCTGAATGCCCACTTTGATGGTTTTGGGGCAGGCGTAAGGGCGGACGACAATGCTGATGCTGACCGTCTTTTCGTCCTGCCAGGTGATAACCACGTCGCCTTTCTGGGGGGATTTCACTTCGCCCGGAAACGTGATGCCGTTAATTTGCGTGGATTTCGCCATGGCACGCAGTGGGCGGGCAAACAGCGTTTCGTGTGCGGCAATGCTGCCCGGCGTGCTGTTCAGTGAGCGATCGGCAATTTTGGGGATGGCCATCAGTCGCACGCGGCGTGCCACCTTATCAGCAATGCGGACATGCTCAATGACGTTGTAGTCCCCGCCTTCCACCTCAAGTGTCACACCATCGGCCCAGTAAAGGCCGTCATAGTCGGCATACCACATGGGCACGCTGTAGCGGGCGGTTGCCAGTGCCTGCAGTGTGGCGAGATCAATTGCCTGCCCTGCGCTGTCCTTCGGGCGCTCTGTGGTTTTCAGTGCGGACAGCGCCCCGGTTGCCACACGCGCCGGACTGTCAGCAATGGTGACGGCGCTGTTACACAGACGGCCGGCGAGAACGCCCGGTTCAAATCCAAAAATCTCCGGAACCAGCATGATCTGCGGGGCTGCAATACCTTTCTGTAGCGTGGTCAGTTCGGCAACGTAGTCCGCCCAGGTTTTACTGCCGTCGTTGGCGGCGATGGTCAGGATGAACCAGATGCGGCGCTGATATTTATTGATGATGGTCTGACGTAACGCCTGTATGGCGTTGATGTCATCCTTCGTGCTGACCGGTTCGGTGATCACCACGCCTTCCACTGAAACAGTTTCCTGAGCGGCCAGTATGGCGTTCTGCCATGCCTGGCAGGCTGGCGTCGCTTCTTTGCCTTTGCCTGCTTCCGGCAGAATGGCAACATAGAAAAAGGCATTTTGTCCGGCATTGGTCAGTGCGGACTGAAGGAAATTCTTCAGCGGGCTGGCGTTTGTTCCCAGCAGTTCATCCAGATCGCTGTTGGCATTAACCGGCAGAACCTTACCTTTGTTGTTTTGTGCATTGCCCACAAACAGCAGCGTATTTTCCACGCCGTCCGGTGAACTGCTGAATGTGTTGTACTGCTCAATCGTGACAGATGGCCATGTCATGGTTTGTCTCCTGATTTTGTTATCTCGTGCCGCCGTAATGCAGGCTGCGCAGCTGCGCTTCCAGAATGCGGGCAAATTCAGCATCGCTGGCTCCCAGAAATGCGCGGGAGGGGATTTTGATTTCCCATACACGTTTTTTCTGCTCGCCTTTCAGAATGCTGATCACCAGTCCGGCCTGCGCCATACTCATGTTTTCCATAATCCATTTCAGGGAAGGCTTTCTGCGTCCCCTGCGTCCGGTTTTTTTGCTGACTGCGCCGACGGGGGCGCGAAAGCCCAGAGAAAGAAGGCGTTCTGCCTGCCGTCGTGTGGCGGGACGGGTGCGCATGGCTTCGCTGTCCCGGCGTTTTGTGGCGCGGCCTTTGATGGTTGCGCCGTGCTGTTGCACCCACGCGACCGCCCCACCATGAGAGCCGGTGTTGTAATCCCCTTTTTTGAAGAAAAGGCGGACACTTTTCCCGCTGCCGTCAACCCTGATGGCCAGCAGTTTCGGCAGTCCCAGCAGCATTTTGTTTTTATACCTGCCGCTGGCTTTATCCGGTCTTTTTCGTGGTGCCCAGGCTGCCCCCTCCGGTGTTCGCTGTGCTTTCACATTGCGTCGTGCAGCCGGTATCAGGCCGTATTTCGCAATGCGAACCAGCAGCTTTCTGGCCTTTGCCGGCGGAAGTTCTGCCTCTCTGATGGCGCGACGAACCTGCCGGAGTTGTGACTCGTTAATCACGGGGCGCGTCATGGCATCACCTGGCAGTGAAGCTGATGCGCCTGAGCCACCCAGATTTCAGGCTTTTCCAGCTGGTAACGTTTCCCGCCTCTGGGGATGGGGCCGTTTTCGTCCTCAACCAGGGTGATGGGATCAACCAGCGGCAGACTGATTTCCAGCCATGCCACTTCATTTTCATCATCCACTTCGACGTCAACGGCTGGTGCATCCGGTGCCAGGCGCTGGCGCAGGTCGCCGCCGTTGTCTGCCAGCCAGGCTTCAACCAGAGAAAACACCAAATCCGGATTGAGCTGACGATAGGGCCATGCGTCCCATCGCAGAAAAGCCGTATATTTTCGGACCTGCGTACATAACTGCCCGTGCCCCAGCGACTTCGTAAACGGAACGAGCGTGATGTCATCCATGTCACTGGTGAACGGAATGCGTGCGCGTGCCGGCAGATTGTTTTCAATGAATGCCGTCAGGCTGGCGAGTTGCGTCATACCATTTCCTTAATCAATCAGCGCGATGGATGCACGCGGTCGGCCCAGCAGCGCCCGCACCGCCATGGCCGCTTCAGCCAGCAACGTCCGGCGGCTTTCGCTGGCCTCTGATGATGGCTGCGCCTCGCGCCGCCCCACGCTGGCAGATTCCGGCAAAAGATCGGCCTTTGCGCGGGCATACACAGCCTTGGTGTACAGTGCTGTAATGTGGTTCTGCATCCGTTCAGGTTGTGCATCCGTATTGCGCGGCTCTGGTTGCAACACGGTGTACCCCGGAATATCAGCGGCCCGGATGTGGCCCTGTTCCTGCCAGTATTCACGGCGTGCAGCCAGTTCAGTGTTAATCTCTGTTACCGCGCAAAGCAGCGCCGTCAGCACCGTTTCGTGTGACGTGACGGCGGGGATGCTGCGGCTCTTTTCAAAATCGCCGGCATCAATATCCGGCCAGAATCCATCGTTCTGAATAATGGCCTGCTGATAGTGAATGCTTTTCCCGTCAAACATGCTCACTCCGGGGAAAGGCGGGCTGACCGGTTTCCGCAGTGTGCTGATGGCTTTTGCCGGCACACCTCCACCGCGCCCGCCCGGTTGTTGGGAGTCGTTTACGTGCCCTGCAACGCGCGCAGTCTTGCGGCAATGCGCTGGCGCAGGGTTTTCACCTGAATTTTTGGATGCAGCCAGGCAGCCCGTTCCAGACACTGGTCGGCCTGTTGCAGTCTCTCCGGATCGTTAATTGCGCTGGCCTGTGGCTTGCCGTCATCGCCGCGCAGCAGCAGGATGCCTGCAAAGCGCCAGTAGCGGGCAGCAAGGCGTTCATTCACGCGCCATTTGTCGCGGATTTTTTCAAACACCTGCTGAAAATATGGCGCGATACTGCTCCCGCGTTCAGCTTCGGTTTCTGCCCATTCAAGAATGAAATGGGCCACAAACGTTGGCAGCTCGCTTTTGAAGTTCTCCGGCGTCTTTTGTCCCTGCTCAATGGCAATGTCAGCCCACCGCAGCGCCATCTCAAACTGCCCGGTATCGAACAGCCAGATGATGCAGTACACCAGAATGGGATTCTGATAGACGCGTTCCCCCTCCAGATAAGCCTGTGCGTGTGGCAGCCAGCGGGGCAGCAGCGTGTTCCGCTTGAATTCCAGCTTGTCAGACAGCAGCTCCATGTTGTGCAGTTGTCTGACATCGTTATCCAGTGCCAGCAGCTTAATGTGCTGACTCTCTGTGCTGACGGCGCGCCCGTCCGTTCTGGTCATGAGCGCCGCACGGCGCTCATCCATCTGTCGGGCACGTTGTCGCTGCATTGGCGTTGGCATACCGTGCGCTCCGTTTATCAGGCGATGGTGACCGCAGACTCATCCACGGCAGCATATAAATCCGGATCGCCCAGGGCGTACCCCTCATAACGCCAGTATGAGTTTTCGAACTGTTTGCGATCGCCCACATCTTCTGCCTTGCGGCGGCGGGAGCCTTTCAGCGTCAGGATCTGCAGGTTTGGCAGCATGGTCACCACCATACGTTTGCCCGGCATAAACGGCGGAATGATGGCCTTGCGGCCCGCAATGTTCTTCGTCAGCAACTGTGCGGCCACTTTTTCGGTGGGCTTGTCCTCTTTGTTGTAGAGGCGTAGTTCTTCAGCAGCCACAAGGTCTGCGCCAACCAGCACAGTAAGGCGAGGATCGTTGTGATATTGCGCCGGGATATAAGTGCGGATCAGATCTGAGGCCATGGCATCAAGACCGACATAATCGCCGCCTTCGCCCAGGGTAACGGCGTCTGTCAGAATACGGGAGGTGTTGCCGGGCTGTTCTCCCCATTTTTTGGCGATTTCATGCCAGCCGATGTTGACGTCTTCGCCGTTCGGGTGACTTTCCGGGTCAGAGTTTTCCGCTGCTGTTTTACCGTTAAAGCCAATGCGCAGCATATCCAGCGCAAAGTTGGTGACGGCGGCGGAGTTCATCAGGTTGAAAAATTCCTGCGGGCTGCCGGCATTCGCCCAGATGGCGAGTTGTTCCCAGGTGATCACGCAGCAGGAATCAGTTTCAACGAGTTTAAATTCGTTGCCTTTGATGCCCGAACCTTTAGCAAAACGACCGCTTTTCACGCGACCGGTGCGCAGCGTGGATTCTCCCACGGTGACGACCTGCCCCTGCGGGTGCGGAACGTCCATGCAGGTGATGAAACTCAGAAACTCCGTGCTTTCCAGCAGGGCTTTACGCAGAGCAATACTGCGTGGCTCGGTCAGCGAAAAGAAACGATCGCTTGATTTTCCGCAGTCACTGAATGTTTTTTGCAGTTCGCTGATGTACTGATTAACCAGCTTTTGTGCTTCTGGTGTCATGTTCATTGCATTCTCTCCGGTTACACCAGGTTAAAAGTTTCGCCACCGGCCGGATTGTTGCCCGGCAGCTTCGTGGCGTCCTTGCTGAGTTCAGCAAATGCGGTTTCCATACTGGTAACCTTCTCCGCGATGGCGTTCACTGTGGAGAACAGCTTTTCGCCCTGCTCGGTGGTCAGCGTGAAGGTTTTGTCGTCCTTGTTGTTCTGTTCTGCGTTGTCCTGCCCCTGATCGCCGGTGCTGCCTTCCGGCTTGTTATCACCGGTATCTTTCGGGGCATCCTTCGCGCTGAACTGCGCGACGTTTTTTTCCAGCTCGTCCAGGCGTTCACTGGTTTTATTAATGGCACCCATTAACTGGCTGAACTGTTCTTCGTTCATGGCTTGGTAAATTCCCTGTTGGTGATTGTCAGATGAGAAGAAGCGGGAGAAGAAGTTGCGCTTGGCCTGCTCATCATCAGGCTGCAGCGTAAAATTCAGCGCCTCTGCGTTGCCCATATGGATGGCTTCCCCCATGGAAAACTGCAGGCGTGTAGTGTTAATGCTGGCTGGGGTATCCGTCACGGCGATACCGGACACAAAGAATTTGCCTGTGCCCAGATAGTTTTCCCGCACTTCAATGGAGGTAAAAAGTTTCTGCCCGGCCTTATTGGCTTCAATCAGGAAGCGATTTGGGATCAGGCGTGCTTTAAGCTGCACCTTTTCACCAAATTTTTCGACTTTCAGGGCATCAACAATGCCGTAGTTATTGGTGAAGGCACGCCATCCGGAATCGGCGTGATATGGCCAGAGCATGGCGGCTCGCTCGTCCGGGTTGTAAACCTCGGCGGCATCCGTCAGCCACTTCGGATCAATTTCCCGACCGTCGATGGTGGGGCCTGATGTGGCAACCACAACCCAGTCTGTTTTCTGCTTCGTCATCTGAATTAATCCGCTGATAAAAATTAAACTGGCGTTATTTAACGGAGAAATGAAAACGTCGTCATCTGATTAATTTCCGGTACTTTCGGATATGCGCATATATCCGAAAAATACCGAAAAGCGATATTCGTTTTTAAAAAAGCCTTTGCTGAAAATGCACAAATTAAAATTGCATCAGCAGGTGAGGTTTATTTATGGCGTATTCTGATGAGGTGATTGCTGCTGCAAAATCGCTCTATCTGAAAAGGCACACACCAAAAGAAATACAAAAGAAACTCGGACTGAACAGCCCGCGAATTGTTTATTACTGGGCGACAAAGTTTGAGTGGTACACGCAGCTCAATACGGAAGGTGTGGAGGATGTTATCGCCCGGCGTCTCGCTGTACTGGCGGAGCGTGACCATAAAACGCCGGAAGAACACGATGAACTCGACCGCCTGATTGGTCATCACGTCAAACTAATGTCGGTCAGAAACAAGCACACGGAACGAATGGCTGAGATTGCGCGAATGGGAGTGGACATCCCCCAGCCTGGCCGTTATGGAAAAGAAGAACGCGGAGAAAAAGGTGCAGGTAAGAAAGAGCGTCCCCGCAAAACTAATGACGTTTCCGGACTGACTGCTGAAAGTTTTGAGCCGTTTACGAAGAAACTGTTTGCTTATCAGTTGCGCCTGCGTGAAAACAAATTCCGCCGTGTACGGAACCTGCTTAAATCCCGCCAGATTGGGGCGACGTATTACTTCGCGTTTGAGGCGTTTGAAGATGCGGTATTAACCGGCGACACACAGATATTTTTATCGGCATCAAAACGTCAGGCCGAAGTGTTCCGTACTTATATTGTAAAAATTGCACAAACGGAATTTGGCATCCCCATTAAAGGCAATCCGGTTAAGTTAAGCAATCTGGCTGAACTGTATTTTCTGGCGACCAACAGCAATACGGCACAGTCAAACAGCGGCCACCTGTATATTGACGAATATCTGTGGATCCCCGGTTTTCGTCGTCTCAATGAAGTGGCATCCGGTATGGCTACCCACTCGCACTGGCGCATTACCTATTTCTCCACGCCGTCATCCAAAACACACCAGGGTTACCCGTTCTGGTCTGGCGATGAATGGCGCAAAGGTGACCCGAAACGAAAAGGGGTTGAGTTCCCGTCCTTTGATGAACTGCGCGATGGCGGGCGCGAATGCCCTGATGGTCAGTGGCGCTATGTGGTTACGCTGGAAGATGCCATTGCCGGCGGCTTTAACCTTGCTGACATCAACGAGCTGCGCGAGCGGTACAACGAAACAGCGTTCAATATGCTGTTCATGTGCGTGTTTGTGGATGACAAAGAGAGCGTCTTTAAATTCGATGACCTCGTGCGCTGTGGCGTTGATGTCAGTACGTGGGAGGATTTTCACCCGGAAGATGCCATGCCATTTGGAAACCGTGAAGTGTGGGGGGGCTTTGACCCTGCACGCTCCGGCGATAACGCCACGTTTGTGGTGCTGTCACCGCCGCTGGTTGCGGCAGAACGATTCCGCGTGCTGGAAAAACACCACTGGCGCAGCATGTCATTCCAGTTTATGGCAGAGCGTATCCGCAGCATTAAGGCGCGCTATAACATGACGTTTATCGGCATTGACGTCACCGGGCTTGGCTATGGTGTCTTTGAGCTGGTTCAGGGATTTGCCCGCCGTGAAACAGTGGCCATTCATTACAGCGTTGAATCCAAAAACCGTCTGGTGATGAAGATGCTGGATCTGATTTACGCCAACCGTATTGAGTGGGATGAGGAAGCCACGGATATTCCGGCATCATTTCTGGCCATTCGTCAGGAATCCACCAACAGTGGCAATAAAGTTACTTTTACCGCTGAACGTAGCGAAGAAACCGGGCACGCTGACATCTTCTTTGCCATAGCTCATGCCGCAAGTAATGAACCCCTGAACTATAAGCACAAGCGCAAATCAACATGGATCCTGTCAGATGAGTAAAAAGAAAAAATCCCCCGTGCTACACGATGGCGTGGCAAAAAAAACAGCCAGCAAAATGACGTTTATTGAATTTGGTGACCCGGAACCGGTCGCTGCATGGGGCTGTTATTACGGCTCGCTCTGGGATGGCTATAACGGCTGGTACACGCCGCCCATTGAGCGCATGGATCTCGCCATGTTGGCCAATATCGCACCGTATCACGGCGCGGTATTGCGTGCGCGCGTCAATATGATCATGCAGGGTTTTCGGGGTGGTGGTGGTATGACACACGCCGCCATGGCGGCAGCAGTAACCAATCTGCTGATATTCGGGGATATGGGGTTGCTTAAAGTGCGCAATGGCTTCGGTCGGGTGGTGCGCCTGCATACGTTACCTTCTCTGTACCTGCGGCGTAACAACGAGGGTGGCACGGTGATTGTGCAGGCGGCACTGGAAGATCTCGTTTACCCGCCAGGCGAAGCGGTGTTCGTGGCCATTTATGACCCGCAACAGCAGGTTTACGGTGTCCCGGATTATATTCACGGGATGGAATCCGCCATGCTGAATGTGGATGCCACCCGCTTTCGCCGCAAGTATTACAAGAACGGCGCACATCTTGGTTATATCCTGTATTCCACTGACCCGGACATGGATCCCGAGCTCGAGGCGGAATTCCGTAAAAAGATAGAGGCGTCAAAAGGGGCGGGCAATTTTAAATCCATGTTTATCAATATACCGGGCGGAGACAAAGAAGGCGTTAAGGTGATCCCTATCGGGGATTCAGGTACAAAAGATGAGTTCCTGAATATAAAAACCATCAGTGCCCAGGATCAGCTCGTGGCACACCGTTTTCCACCCGGGCTTGCCGGCATCATTCCTGCTAACACTGCTGGTCTTGGTGATCCGCTGAAATCCCGTGAGGCCTATTACCGCGATGAGGTTATCCCGATGCGCCGCCTGATTATGGAGGGGATCAACAGCGACCCGGATATCCGGCGACTGGGGGAGGTGGAATTTGTTCTTGAATTTAACGAATCCACGGAGTGATGTGCGACATGGATAAGGAGCAGGTAAAATCAGCAGCAGTAAAACGCTGTTCCGGGAGGTGGAAAATGCGCAGACAGAAAGCGCGGTGTCACTGCTGTGGTGCACATGCAGTCATTGAGAAAACAGCCTGGAAAACCGATCAGTTTGCTGATGTTTATTACCGTTGCACCCGTCTCGAGTGCGGGCACACCTGGGTGATGAACCTGACCTACTCGCACACACTGGTGCCCAGTGGGCTGGAGAATGGCGTGTTAAAGCTGCTGATTGAACGAATGCGTCCGGAAGAAAAACAGATGGCGCTGGAGTTGTTGCAGGCGGGTTAGTGGACTTTTTTTGGGGGTAAGGTAGCGCCAACCTCTCAGCTGGCGTGGTTGGAGTCCCAGTCTGACGACGAAGTGACCAACTAGGCGGTATCAACTTTTTTGGGAAGCCGCCTCTGAATCCCCAAAATCTTAAATACAGTCTACGAGCGAAAAATAACGTTTGATGCACTTAAATTCAACGATAAACGTATTTGCGATGTGGGCTCACCCTGGCGCGACTGACGCGCTTCGCTTGTCCAACCCGGAACGGGCGCACAAAGAATTTGCGCACCCGTTCCGGGTTTTAGTTGTTGAGCGCCTTATAGATTTGTGTTATCGCGGGTAACGGGACTTAAGTTCAGAGAAGTTATCCTTTAACCATTTTTTTACCTGTTCCCTTCCTTGGATGTTTGACGGCAAATGCTCGTGAATCATCCACTCCGCAATGAGTTTTTCTCTATGGGATAATTCTTTTAATGAGTTAAGCATGCTTAACACCTCGTAACCTTCTTTACGGCTGAAACGAGTGCGGTCTGTAGCGGTTTTCGTGGGATCGTCTCCTGGCAAAACAGTCCAACTGTAATCGTCATAAAATAAGTCGCTTCTTTTGATATCAGTCATTTGATTATCCTTTTCAGAAGAACCACCTCGCCAACCATTGTTGAGGTGGTGAAAAAGCAAAAATCGTTACGCAACTTTGAGCAGAGCACTGCTCATTGCATAGTCGTACCCAAGCATGTATGCCTCAAAAGCGTCTTTATGTCTGACTGTGCCAGCCTGGCTATATGGAATATTTGCCAGGAAGGAATCATCTTTAGCTTTAGGAATACCGATCATTGCGTGAAGTACACCAAGCTCGTATGCGCATGCTGCGCAGCGGTGGCGGCCTGTTTGCCCCTGGTTATCGGGAAGGTGTGAGTATTGGGGGTTGTATCGGTGGGAATTTTTACAAATCTTTATACCCATATTTGATTTACCTCAATAAAATGAGGTGTTCATCTTTACATGGGCACACACAGAAAATACGATTCTGGCGAGCTCAAGAGGTAGATGACACCTCGTTTTCTTTGGCGCCCCAATAGTTACCGCTATTGGGGCGTTTTCCTATGCATGACACACAAACAAAGTGGTCATATCGTGACCGATCCTACAAAATCCCACACAGTTGTCAATGGTATTGATCGTTTTAATCGATAGATAAATCAATATCTATCTGTTTAACAGATCGATTATTAAGGTAAGCATGGCCCCGTTACTTTATTCGTACCCCTTATAAT